GAGCCACAGACCACAACAACAACAAAGTTAAAGAGTACGCTTACAAAAGACGTTATGCAGCTGAGAAGCGATTCAAACAGCTAATGACTGAGGACAATGTAAGCATCACAATCTGCAGCCACGACGCTGTACACCACCTACACCCAAAGGAGTTTCTTAAATCATGACTAACCGCACACTAGAGATCAGAACAGCTGAGCTTATCCAGGAAATCAATCAGCATGACAACAAGGAGGAACTAATCCAACTTATGTTTGAACAAGTAGCTGACGACACAGAAGTAGTTGAGCCAGCTAGACGCTCAGAGGAGAAGTCAATTTATGAGGACATGAAGCTTGACCAACGTTATCAAGAGGTTGGTTATGTTTAGCACTCTTAGTTATGTAGAACATAAAGAACAAGACATACGAGGGTTAGTTCTTAATTCTACTGAACATGAAACAACTATTTATGATCCAGACTGTCCTAATGATGATGATTTCCCAGAAGAATCTTATGGGCCAGGAAGTGCTTTAACTTTTAAAACTAATGAATTAAAGTATGCTGTAGACCGATCTTAATTCCATTCCTTTCTATCAATGTCTGTACCTACACCAGCTCAGATTGATGAGCAAATACAACTAGAACGTGACCAAATAAGGTTGGGGTTAGACAAACTCCACGAGAATACAAGGAGATTAGAGGACAAACAGTACTCATCTGCTACTGTCTATGGTATCGCATCTATTGAGACACTACTTCCTCTAGTTGTAGCTGAGATAGAAAGGACAAATGACCGCATTCATTCAAGATCTAATGGACCTTTGTTTGCAGAGATCGCACCCTTTCTTGAATACATTGAACCACTAGCTGCAGCTGGTATCACTTGTAAGATTATCTTTGATAAGGTATTCAGTACCAAGTTAGGCAGTAACCAGCTGGTCAGTATATGTGAGGCTATAGGCAACGCAGTAGAGAATGAGGCACAGCTCCGACACTATGAGAAGAACGCTCCAGGATTATTAAATATATTAAAGGAAAACTATTGGCATAAAGCATCAGGAACAAATCAAAAGATCGTAGTCATACAAACCTTGATGAACCGTTATGATGTTAAACAATGGAAAACATGGGGAGCTGTAAGGAGAGTTAAGTTAGGAGGATGGTTATTAGGATGTGTATTAAAGACAAGTGGATGGTTTGAAAAGGATGTAAAGCTAATAGGTAACAAGGGTATAAACATCATTGTACCTACGCCAGAGTTCTTAGAGATCAAAGACGAGGTAATGGCTAATGCTGAGTTATTCAGCCCGTTAGCATGGCCAATGTTGATTGTACCTAATGACTGGAGTAATGACCCTAGAAAACCTGGAGGCTACCTATTAAATGAGGTAATGAAGGGGCATGATATGGTCCGAAGATCCAACCACCGCCCTATACAGGGAGAGAAACCTATTGAGTTCTTAAATAAGATTCAAAAGGTTGCCTACACTCTCAACCCATTTACTGTTTCTGTGGCTGAACAGCTACAAGGAAAAGGAATTAGTGTAGGTAAGTTTCTCCCTATTCACAATCATGAGCTGCCACCTAAACCTGTTGATATAGCAGACAACAAAGATAGCAGACATAGATGGAAGAAAGCAGCAACAGAGGTTAGGAACCGTAATGCTCAAGAGTTTAAACGCTCTTGTAGGACAAGGATGACGATGGAAGCAGTAGAACGCTTTAAGGATAAAGAGAAGTTCTATATTCCGTGGAGTTTTGACTATAGGGGGAGGGTTTACCCGATTCCAGCATTTCTCACACCTCAATGTACTGACTTTGGGAAATCACTCTTAAGGTTTTATGATGAATCCTTTATGGATGATGAGGCTGAGAGATGGTTAAGGTTTCAAGTAGCTACCACCTATGGCTTAGATAAAGAGACACTAGATGACCGTCTTAATTGGACGTATGAGAATGAATGGTTAATAGAGAGAATTGCATGTGAACCAATAGATTCTCTACCTAATTGGGAAGAAGCTGAAGAACCTTGGCAATTTCTAGCAGCATGTGATGAGTTCTATCATTGTGTGATGAAGAAAGACAGACTAAGTACGGGTTTAATGGTAGCCATTGATGCTACATGTAGTGGGTTACAGATACTAGCTGGTCTAGCTAAAGACAGAAGCACAGCTAAGTTAGTAAATGTATTACCTTCAGATAAACCACAAGATGCTTATAAAGTTGTAGCTGAGACATCCAAACCTCATGTACCTAATAAGATACAACCATATTGGGATAGGAAGAAGGTCAAAAGAACCGTCATGACAATTCCTTACAACGCAAAGCCTTTCAGCAATAGATCGTACATTAGGGATGCTTTAAAGGAGAAGGGAATAGAGATAGATAAAGAAGAATTAACTCAAACTGTTTCAGCTGTCAGAGATGCCATGAACCAAGTAGTTCCTGGGCCAATGAGAGTTATGAAATGGATAGAAGATGAGGTAACTAAAGCTATTAAGCGTGGTGCTTCTAAGTTGTCTTGGACTACACCTTCTGGATTCATAGTTAATCAAAGGATTATGAAGAAGGAAGTTAAGATAATGGATCTACAATTACTAGGTCGTTGTCGTCTACATGTAGCTACAGATGATACTATAGAGGTTGATAAAGCTAGACACAAAGCTGCAACTGCACCTAATTTAATTCACAGTCTAGATGCCAGCTTGTTGTGTCTTAGTACACTAAGGTTTAACGCACCCATTACTTTGATACACGATAGCGTACTATGTAGAGCTACTGATATGAGTTATTTATCTACCATTGTCAGAGAGGTGTACATGAGTATGTTTGCTAAACACGATTACTTAACAGACTTTGCACGACATATATGTGCTGAGACTGAACCGCCAATTATCGGAGACTTAAACGCAGAATCCGTAATTGAATCCACTTACTTTTTTTGTTAATGACACGCAACATTCACACAACCAAACAGCCAGTAACTTTAGCAGGTTTCCAAGCTGTGATGAAACCAAGTCAGTTCGGCTACAGTTTAAGAGCTGAAGTAGGACAAGACTTGATTGATATACTAGAAGAAGAAAGAGTTGATTGTCTTAAATGGGCTGAGTCTAAACTCAAGAACCCTAAGAGATCATCACTTAAGCCAGAGCCATGGGAAGAGGTAGCTGAAGGTAAATACATTATCAAATTCTCTTGGTCTGAAGATAAGAAGCCACCAATTGTAGATACAGAAGGTGTCTTAGTTAAAGACGTTAACACACCAGTCTATGAAGGCTCTATGGTACGTCTAGGGTTCATACAGAAACCTTATATACTTAGAGATGGTATCTCTTATGGAACCTCTCTGAAGCTGTCTGGTGTACAGATAGTGTCTGTTAAGTCTAAGGTCGGAGTTGACTCTGGAGATTTAGATGAGACATCAGCTGCTGAATTGTTCGGCAAGTGTGATGGGTATAAGACAGCTGAACCTAACGTTGTGCAAGATGCAACTCCATGTTCAGTAGAAGATGACTTCTAAGTTTAGGTCAGGATTAGAAAAAGATGTTGCTAATTTACTTACTGAACTAGGTATCACCTATGAATATGAGAGTACTAAGATTGCTTATCAAATCTCTCATAATTACTGCCCAGACTTTGTACTACCAAATGGTACTGTACTAGAATGTAAAGGCTATTGGGATGCTAACGACAGAAGAAAGGTCAAGGCCGTAAAGGATCAGAATCCTGATTTAGATTTGCGTATGATCTTTCAGGCTCCATACAACAAAATATCCAAGAAGTCCAAGACAACATACGCCAAATGGTGTGAACGCCATGAAATTCTCTGGACTGCTTGGCATAACATACCAATGGAATGGCTCATCTAGGCATATACCATGTCCCAGTTGTGGATCGTCAGATGGTAATTCACTTTATACTGACGGTCACACATACTGTTTCGTATGCCACACCCATACCTCAGGGAATGAGGAAATTATTCACAATCACCCCATGGAATCAGATGTTTATTTCAAAGGATCAGCCCAAAGGTTGCATAAAAGAAACATATCTGAAAGAACAGCCCAGTTCTTTAAAGTCTACAGAGACGAAGAATTTTTACGCTTCCCTTATTACACGAGTGACGGAGTACTTCAAGGCTTCAAGGTAAAAACTAAACAAAAGGATTTTTACTATGAAGGGAAGACAACAGACACCTTCTTTGGTCAATACCTATTCCCAGTAACGGGTAAATGGTTGATCATATACGAGGGTGAGCTGGATGCTATGTCTGGTTATGAAGCAAAGCCAGATTATAATCATATGTCTTTACCTCATGGAGCTGCCTCAGCTAAGAAAGATGTACAAAAACAGATACCATTATTACAAGGATATACTAATATAGTTTTATTCTTTGATAATGATGATGCTGGTAGACAAGCAGCGGAGGATGCAGCTTCAGTCTTACCTCCAGGAAAAGTAAAAATAGCAAGACTTAGTAAATATAAAGATGCTTCAGATGCCTTACAAGATAACAATCCTGATGCTATTAGACGAGCTATATGGGATGCAGTACCTTATCAACCAGATGGCATCGTTGATGCAAAGACATTACTTGATGAAGTAACCACACCACAAAAGCCATTTGATCATGAATACCCCTACAAAGGACTTAACGAGAAATTACACGGGATCAGGTATGGGGAACTTACAACCTTTACTAGTGGCTCTGGCCAAGGAAAAAGCTCCATCTGCCGTGAAATTGCAACTGACTTGCTCAACAAAGGGGAGCATGTTGGGTACTTGGCACTTGAAGAGTCTAACAGAAGAACAGCTTTAGGTTTAATGTCTTCAGCTGTTGGTAAGTCTTTACATCTAGGAGAGCATGACGAAAACGAACTCAAAGAGGCATTCAATAATAGCATTGCTAATTGGAATCTCTTTCTTTTTGACGGTTTTGGGAGTTACGACCCAGATATTATCTATAACAGAATTGAATACCTTGCCAGTGGACTGGAGTGTCGTGTTATATTCGTAGACCATCTTAGTATCCTCCTTTCAGGATTGGAGGGAGATGAACGTAGGATGATAGATACTACAATGACTAAGTTAAGGAGTTTAGTCGAAAGAACTGGTATAGCTTTATTTTTAGTCAGTCATTTAAGGAGATCAACTAATGATAACAAATCACACGAAGAAGGAGGAAGAGTTTCTTTATCCCAACTTAGAGGCTCTCACAGCATTGCTCAACTTAGCGATTCAGTCATCGCTTTGGAACGAAACCAACAAAGCGAAGATCAACGAAGTGATACGACTCTTAGAGTCATTAAAAATCGTTATTCAGGTGAAACTGGAGTAGCTTGTACTTTAAATTATGACTTATCCAACTGCAGATTTAGTGAGAATGATGTTACGCAACCATCCTTTCTACGTGGAACCAGCGGAGAAGAGGAAGCCTCGGATTTTTGAAGGTAGTGATTACGAACACCCATGGTATTCACAATCCAAAGAACCAACAAAACTAAATAAACCTAATCCTCCTACAGAGGAGGCAAAAAAGAAAGCAAAGTTTGTAGATAAAACCTTTAAGTGGCAAAAGAGATGACACTTGTTTTTGACCTAGAAACAAATGGGTTATTAAATGATGTAACACGTATTCATTGCCTTGCAATATACGATTCTACAACCGACGAGATTGAAACTTACAATGACGAAAAGAACAATAAATATTCCATTTCAGAGGGAATTGGTAAGTTACTTGTTGCTGACACGATTGTTGGTCATAACATTATTGGTTTTGACCTCCCGTGTATTAGCAAACTATATAACTATTTCACTCCCACTGCTCGTATTATTGACACTCTTATTTTATCACGTCTTTACTACCCAGACCGTTTAGAGGTTGATTCCAAGAAACCAAAAAGTAACCTACCTTTACAACTCCGAGGAAGACATAGTTTAGAGGCATACGGTTACAGACTTGGAGAGTATAAAGGAGAGTTTGGTAAGACAAGTGATTGGTCTGAATGGAGTCAAGAAATGGAAGACTACTGTGCTCAAGACGTTGTAGTAACTACGAAATTATGCGACCACTTCCACAAATACCTGACTTCGTAACATTCGAGCATCAGGTAGCACAAATACTCACACAACAAGAAATTCATGGATGGTATTTTGACGAAAGAGCTTCATGGGAACTTGAATCGGCTCTCAGAAAGGAGTTTGAAGAAACTACTCAACTATTACGAGACAGGCATCCTTTCATCGGAGGACCGAGATTTTCTCCTAAACGATCTAATCAACGAACAGGATATGTTAAAATCACTGGACGTATAGAAACACATGAACACTGCGGACAACCACAAGCTATTGAAGAGTGTTCATTTACAAGGCTTAAAGAACTCAACCCTACATCAAGAGATCATATTACATGGATACTGACAACTCAGTATGGATGGACACCCTCATTAACAAGCTTGAAGACCAAAAAGCCAGTGATAGACGAAACGGTCCTGAAGGACATTGGTTCGGATATAGCTCTTCATTTTCTACGATGCCTGGAACTGAAAAAGGCTTTAGGGATGATATCAGAAGGCGTGAACGCATGGCAGAAGCTTGTTACGACATCT